CAACAAAGTAAATATCAATGAAAGAAAAAATCTATGCAAAACTAAAACAAGCGTATAGTTCGCTTGGGTTAGGCGATGAAGTTTTACAGGCACACGCTGAAAGTTTGGCTAACTTGGGGTTTGTTACTGATGAAAACTTGGACGCGGTAGTAGGTGGTCAAAAGCCTTTCTTAGAGGGTCTCCAAAAGGAGTATGATAGACGCGCTTCAACTGCAAGGAAAGCAGGCGAAGAAGCCGAAAGGAAGAAAATTGAGGAGGAACAGAAGAAAGCCGAAGAAGAGCGTAAGAAGAAAGACGCAGACGCAAAGAAGAAAGCCGAAGAGGAGGCAGCGCGTAAGAAAGCCGAAGAAGAGGCCGCACGCAAGAAAGCGGAAGAAGAGGAAGCCGAGAAGAAACGATTGGAAGAAATCAAGAAGAACCAAGAAGTTCCTGACTATTTCAAGAAGTATATCGAGGAGACCAACGCAAGGAGCAAGGCGCAAGCAGAGGCTTACGAAAAGCGTATTTCGGAAATCCTTGAATCGCACAAGGCGCAAACCGATGCGACAAACAAGGTGATTTCTGATTTGCAAGACAAAAACAAGGTGCTACTTGATGGCTATGAGCAAATCAAGGCAGACGCAGAAAAGAAAGCACAACAGCAGAAACTTGAAGCGCATAGGAACTTTATCACCAACAAGGCAAAGGAGTTGGGTATTCCACAATGGCGTATTGACGAGGGTTTCACTATTGCTGACGATGCAGAGGAAAGTTCTGTTGTCGAGTACCTAAGTGGCGTTGCAAGTCATATCAAAACAAGTGCTCTTCCACTTGACAAAGGCGAAATCTTGGGTGGAGATAAAGCCACTAAGGAAGATATGGATAGTGTTGCAAAGGCATTAGTACACTAATTTATTGAAGTTAATATGAAACAGAATTTGACAGTCGAGAAGGTACAGATTGAGGACAACTCAGTTGTTATCAAAAAGTACATTAAGGGCATAGAGGGCGGTCGCACCTTGGATGTCACTGGCTTTAGCGGTGCAATCAAGGCAGGACACGTTATCATTGTAAACAATGGTACATACAAGCCAATGCCTGTTGAAGGTGATGCGTATGGTGCTCTTCCAGAGAACTACAACTACGCAGGAATATTGTATAACACGATTGATAGCAAGCGTCCCGCAGCCGCTATCATGACGTGGGGTGTTGTAAATTCTGAGGCTCTGCCTTACGCGCTTACAGGTGCTAAACTTACAGCGTTCAAGGCTGCTTGCCCTTACATTGATTTCCAAAAAGACGAGGAGGCATAAGTAAATGGGAAAGTCACTTTATTTTGAGTATGTGGATAAGTTTTTTCCACAACTTGTACTTTCAGTAGTTGAGCGATTGAACGAGCAGCGTAGGACATCGCTCCCTTATATGTATAAGGATTTGCTCGAACCAGTATATAGCGCGGATGGTCGTTGGTCATCAATTCTTGCTGAATACACAAGGGTTGCTGCCGATGTCGTTTCACTTGATAGTGAATTGCCATTGAAGAGCCGTGATGCTATCGAAACCGCACATGGTGAGATACCTAAGATGGGTATGAAGTTGTACATGACCGAAAAGCAAATGAAGGACTTGTACGCTATCATTGCACAGCAACAGCCACTTACCCGTATCTTGCAGACAATGTTTGCCGATGTACCTCGCGTTATCGAGGGTATTTGGGAGCGTTTGGAGGATTTGTTCCTTTCAGAACTTTCAAGCGGTGTCGGTGTCACAGATAGGAACAACGGCACGGGCGTCCGTATTGATGTCGGCTACAAGAACGAGAACAAGTTCGGTGTGGCAGTTGTTTGGCGTAACAACCTTGCAACATCTACCCCACTTGACGATATTCAGAAGATTTTCGACAAGGCTATGGACGATAACAACATCATTACTGATGTTTACGCAGACGATACTTGGTTGCAAGGCTTCTATCAGTCACAGCAAGTACGCGGTCAGTACGCCTTCGATATGGGTATCAGTTCCGCTCAAAACAACGTGCCAATTCTTGACTTTGATAAGGCAAAGCAAGTATTGCAGACAAAGTGGGGTATCACTTTGCACCGCGTAGCACGCAAGGTTAAGACCGAGATTAATGGTCGTAGGCAGAATCACTCACCTTGGCAGACGGGCGTAGCAACTTTCGTTTGTGACCCTATCCTTGGTTCACTTGTTTGGACTAACACGGTAGAGAGCACCAACCCAGTTGCAGGCGTTACTTACGAAACAGCAGACGAGTTCATTCTCGTAAGCCGTTATTCCGTAAATGACCCATTGCGTGAGTTCACAAGTTCACAGGCTATGGTACTGCCAGTTATCAACAACGTAGATCGTATCTACACACTTGATTCAACACAAGTACAAGCCTAAACATCGAAAGGTATGAAAGTAAAAGTTCTAACACAATTCCACGATAAGGATAATTACGCACACATTTTCGCGGTGGGTGAAATCGCTGATTTTGACGAAGCGCGTGCTAATTCTTTGGTAGCGCGTAAGTTGGCGGAGGCGGTGGAAAGTGTGGAACAGAAAGCAAAGTCAGAGGATGAAGGTACTACATCGCAAGGTGTAGTACCAAATCCACAAGACAATGGTAATGAAGTTCCCACAGACAGCGCGAATGAGAATGAAACCAAGGAGGCTGAAAAGGACGCAGACGAAGCCGATAATGCGAATGAAGCAGAAAAGGCTGAGAATGTAGCCGAAAATGCAAACGAGGCTGAAAAGGCAGAGGATGCAACAGAAAAGGCTGAAAAGGCTGAAACACCTAAGCGTGGAAGAAAAGCAACAACAAAGACCGCATAATGACGATTAAGGCATACATAAGTTCCAAGTTGCAAGCGTTCAATATCACAGACGCGGATTTCGCTGATATAGAGGCTTTGGGTTTGGATTTGACTGAGGATATTAAGTCTAAGGTTGATGAAGTAAACAAGGCTATAATCCCTATTATCGAGGGTTTGATTTTCTCGCCAAAAATTAAATCTGTGAATGAATCGGGGTTTTCTGTATCGTGGGATATGGACGGATTGGCAAAGTGGTATTTGTGGCTTTGTCGTAAATACGGAGTTGAGCCAAACGAGGAAATCCTTGCTATGCTTAATATTTCTACGATAATTGACAAAACTGACATTTGGTAATGTACTATACACCGCATACATTATATAAGAAGTCGGAAACGCTTGGAAAGGATAAGTACGGCAGACCCACGGAATCGGTAGAGGAGTGGGTTGAAATCGGAAAATGCCGTTGTGACGATAATTCTATACAAGAATTTCACGATGAGAACGGAAAGGTTTACCGTCCGCATTATAAGATAGTGGCGAATAGGGATGTCAATGTCAAGGTTGGTGATTTCGTGAAAGTTGAGCCTAATAGGGCAGAGGGTCGTGTATTCAACGTAACGCACTTGAATTATTTGGATTATTCTACAATATGGCTATAAGGTGTGATTTATCGGATGTCAAAAAGCAGTTAGCGCGTGCGCCTATTGATGTCATGGAAATGTACAAGGCGGCGGGTGAATTAGCCACAGACTATGCGAAACAATACGGAGACTACCAAAATAGAACGGGAAACCTAAGAAGTAGTAACAAGTATCACGCAACACCGAGGCGGTTGGTTTTGTATAACGATGCGGAATATGCGTCTAACGTGGAAGCAAAGGGGTACGATGTACTTTCGGGCGCGTTTCTGCAACTTATGAACTTACTGAAATGATTACACAAGAAACTATTGGTGAAATACTATTTGACAAGTGCGCGGAAGTCTTTACTGATGTTCCTATCTATCTAAAGGGCAATGAACCCGAAGGTGAGATTGATACCGAAAGGGTGGTTGTTATCACACGAAGAATCGAGAGCGGTAAGTATTGGAATCGTTCAATGTGTGAGATTAACTATTGCGTACCGAACCGTGCCGATGAAAAGGACGGCATAAGGCTAAAGGTGGCGCAAACAATGTTAAAGCCTTTGTATAGTGGGTGTGGAACGGCTGAAGGCGAAAGATACCGATTTAAGAAAATGTCGGTTGGCGAAGAAGAAGAAAGGGATTTGCGCTATTATTTCGTGAATCTAAAAGTATTATTTGAAATATTAAACGTATAAAATATTATGGCACAGCAAACGCAATTTTCTGCAATAGACATCAAGCAACTTTGGTACATTCCTGCTGCAAGCGTAACAGTCGAGCCAGTTGATAATGCTAAGATTCAAGCACTTATCGCACAAGAGGGATGTGTTGAGGTGAAGAATATCCACCAAGACACATGGGCGATTGAGGAGGCTGAGTCTTCACAGGATTCTTACAAGAATCAACTTTCGGGTTCGGTTTATCGTATGGGTAAGAAAGTCATGGGTGATGTCACCTTTGCATTTACTATCGGTCAGTACGATTTCAAGACCAAAGCAGACCTTTTGGGTGGTACTGCAACAGACCACTCATGGAAACGCCAAAGGGGTATTCCAAACAACATTTATATGTGCATGATTGCACTTACCACGGATGACATTTATTGTGTTCTTCCAAAGGCAAATGTGAATGTTCGTGAGGCTAATACTGATGGTGCTATTGGTTTGGCAGTTGTCGCAACGGCACTTGAGCCTTCTAATAGTGGCAACACTAACCGCGAGTCATGGTCACCTGAGATTTGGGTCGAGCATGAGTATATCGGTTAAGGAACAACACAAACGTAAATAACCAAGTGGGGGATTGGGATTTATCCTTTTCCCCCTTTTCTTAACATCAAAGCAACAAACGACTAAATGGAAAATGGCGCAAGACTTATATCATCTGCCTTGATAGGGTTGGATGGTGAAACGGTTGTCGTTAATGGTAGGGCGTATTTCGTCTTACCGCCTACGATTAAGAAGATAGCAGGCGCGGGGTACTACATTACTAAGTATGGGGG